GTAGATATCGACTCTGAAGCATGTGTGGTTGCACAATCTCTGTTGCCTAGCAAACATTTTAGTGTGGTTTGCAGTGACAGTGTGGAATGGCTAAGCCATTTACACGATCTTGATCAAGTAGATTTATTTTATCTTGATTCTTGGGATGTCAAATGGGCCAATGATCAACCCAGTGCCAATCATCATTTGAAAGAATTTCAAGTTATCGAATCTCATCTACAACCTGGAACACTTGTAGCCATAGACGACAATTGTCGCAAACTCAGCGACGGCCAGCGTACAGGCAAAGGTCGTAGGATAGCAGAATATCTCGAAAGTCAAGGAAGATTTCCCATTTACGATCGCTACCAAATAATTTACCAATTTTAACATGATAATTGACAGCTTTTTATACTACAACGAAACAGATCTTTTTCTCACACGGATACAATACCTTGCGCCCTGGGTAGAGCATTTTGTTGTGGTAGAGGCTGATCACAGTTTTACCATGCAACCGCATGCCAAACATTTTGACCATGTTTTTGATAAACTATCTCCCGAGTTACAACAAAAAATTGTTTACGATTACGTAAAAATTGATACTTCGGAATTTGACCAATTAGATTTAAAAAATCAAGGGCGAGCAGTTGAGCGGCAAAGTCGCAGTCGGGCGTTAGAATTAGTGCATGGCCTAAACAAGCCAGAATCAGTGGTGGCGTTCAGTGACGGCGATGAATTTTGGGATCCACGAATGTTAGATCAAGCCATTGAACTCATTGATCAAAATCAAAGAATATGCTGGCATCAAGAGTATAGAGTTTGTTTCTTAGAATGGAAAGGTCGTTATGGATTTTGGCCTGGAACCAAAATGACGCGAGTAAAACATCTTCCTGAAGATGTCATGAGATTTTATGTCAGTCGCAACAAAAGCATGGGCGAGTTTCCTGCACATGTGGTTGGAGGATGGCATCTAACTATCATGGGCAATCTAAATATCAAAACTGCGCAAATCAGTGCCAAAAGAGAAACTCCAAGTTGGGAGCAGAAAGTAAATCGCAGCAGTCAAGGAATTGCTGATGCGATATTTGATAACAGTTGGAATCAAGTGGTTAAAAAAGGCAAGATGAAAGCAGAAAATGTAGGAGTTGATGCTTTAGATCCTGTGTTGGTAACCATTGCTAAACAATACCCCGATCTTTGGAGTAATGGTATTAATCCTTGACAAGAGTCATAGGTGTACTGAAAAATACCAGTAAGCACCCCAACTTGCAACTAGAACAATTATTAGTACAAGTTGTATTTCTTCTAGATCATTTTGCCAGGCCAATTCTTCAGGGGTCAATTGGCTGCGAGCCTGTTGCTGTCTCTGTTCCGCTTCTTCTTGTTTGCTTAAGGCCTGTTGAATTTTTTGCTCAAACTGCTCTTGCTTCATACCTGGATATCTTCCATACCAGCAGTTCTAAGGCGCACAATGTGACCCATTTGCCACTGTTTGGTATCCAGGCCCTTCATGATACCTAGCCAACGATTGCGCAAGTATGCTACTTCGTTGATTATGGTTTCGTAGTCAATAACTTCGTCCTCGCCATCCACATACTTTTCAGCATCGCGACTTGTAAGCGCACGGGCATACCCTTCCAGGTACTTTTGAAAGTGCTTTCTACGGATTTTACGCAGTTGGATGTTGAGATAGTTCAACACAGCTTCAATCTCTTGCAGCTGGTTATATCTAAACTCAGTTAGGCCTGGAAGTGTTGTGATATTTTTTTCCACAAGACCCCCAATCCGACAATCTTTTTTGGCATCATCAAGCTCACGCTCGTAGTGAGCAATGAAGTCCGGAATAGCATCAAGACTGGCAACAACACGACTATACCACATAACTTATCCAATTTAAAAAATGTTTTGGGTATATAGTTATGTCAAGATCTTTTCGTCTGTTGACAAACTCAGTAAGAAATTGTTTGATACCCTGGCGTTGAGATTCAGTTGGCTCTGCTGACATTGACCGTACAATTTGATTTTTCATCGATTCAGGTAACAACTGTAACTGTTCTATTATAACTTGTTTGCTTGTAGAATCAAGAACATACGGAGCCATCATGTTTGGTTGATACGCAAAAGTTATTCTAATAGTATCATCCTTGAATTGTTTAGCAAAATTAGCAAATCCAAATACAGTTAAATTTGAAAGTGTGGATTGGAACTCATACTTTATGCCATGCTTGCGAATTAGTTGTATCTTGTGTTCAAAATCCAACCAGGAAGAACCATAGCGATTGAATTCATGCAATTGATTAGTACATTCTGCACTGACAGTTAGATACAAATTGTCAACTGTTTTTAACCGGTTTAGTATTTTTTCAAATCTTGAAACATTCACGCCCAGCCCAGTGTACATTTGTATCTTGCAATCTTTTGAGAATGGTAACTGCCTGATTGTTTCTATTAGCTGATTATCCAAAAAAGGTTCACCACCTGTTACTATTAATTTTTTTAGTGTCGGGGCAACCAGTTTGATCTCGTTTAGTAAACTTTGATAATGCAAGGTTGATTTTAATGCCGATTGACTGAATTTCATCAAGACAGTATCTTTGACCGTTAACGCAAATCTGTTTGCATCAGACTGCACATCATAGTTTCCGTGTGTGACTAAATCTCTGCGCCAGGCCGAAGAGTATTCTTTACAACAATAACTGCAAGTCAAATTACAATCACTACCAATTGTTAGATCAACAATCTCTGGATTGGTATTAACCACTGAGTGGGTGCGCTGTATGCCCAGTTGATACTGTCGTGGGCTTTGGGCACCGTTGTCTTCGGCAGACCAACAATTTTGTTCACAACTTGAATTGCGCTTGTTTTCCAACATCATTTGCCGTTCGGCAACATTGACGTTGGTGTTAAACAAATTACCTGGATTATTCTTTAGCCAATTAAAATCAACTGAGTGCGGACTAGCTGCATGGCAATTATAAGTAGTAGTCGATTCTAAGTCAATCTTTAAAAATTTGAATTTCATGGAGCAATAGTAGTCCCGAATTTCAAAAACTTTTGACATTAATTTTCCCAGTCGTCTTCGTTGTAATCCTCTTCTTCAGGATCTTCTTCTTCGTCGTCTTCTGAGTAATCTTTGTCGTTGTCAAGATATGCAGTAAGTGCTCGTTTGATATCACTATCGCCTTTGAACGCATCACGGATATCTTCCACATCACTGTCATTGTCCATCAAAATTTGAACCACAGTTTCGGCAGCCTCTTGGCGATCAACTGTGTTTACAAAACGTTTGAGTTCGCCCCAAATCTCTGACGCTATCGCTTCACTCATTCTGCTTCCTCCTCGCCGGTACTTACCTCTTCTTTAATATTCCCAAAGTCTTTCATCACAGTATCAAGACAGTTATCATCATTACGTTCCCATCCTTTACGGAACTTCTTGATGATCTCACCATGACTGGTAGTAAACACCAAACTGTTGCCTTCTTTCTTGAGCAGGCCTTTTTTCTCAATCAAGTCAGTAAGACCTGAGTATGGGCTCATGCCTGTTGTGTATGGAATCTTAACTTGTACGCCTTCAAAAGGTTTGGCATAGCGTGTTTTCATTACTTTGCAACCGGCACGGATGCCCATGACATCAGTAATCTTGTTGCCGTCCTCGTCCTCTTTCAGCTTCATCTTCTTCATGGCCACAACAATTGATGAGGCGTAAATGAAACCTTGACCGCCGCTAATTTTATCGTCTGGGTCAAACATATCCTGGCTTGCGTATGTGTGGTTGGTACAAACCAAGCCCACATTGTATGAACCAAACATGTTCACACAGTTACGCACCAAGGCGGTGAGAGCTTTGGGTTTACGTCCTAGATCACCCTTCATTTCGCCTGCATCAAACTGGTTCACATCAGTGGGTGTTAACAACATGCCCAGTGAGTCAATTACAAACATGACCTTGGGACGCTCGCCATCTGGCAAGGCCTTGTAGTCGCTCATGAATGTGGAGATAGTTTTGGCCACATCATCAATCATGGCCATACTCAATTTGAGTAATTTGCTGTCACTTGTGTCAACGCCAAGTGCTTTGAGCCAGTCCTCGTCTAGTGCGTTTTCTGAGTCAATCAACACCACAAAGATACCTTGCTCTTGTGCGTTCTTCACAATGTTACCTGAGCAAATATAACTCTTACCTGCACCAGAGTCGCCAGCAAACACAGTTACCTTGCCTAGTGGGATGCCACGATTGAAGTCACCGCTAATCAAATAGTTTAGTGCGTAGTTGCCTGTTGAGATCCAGTCTGTTGGATCATTAAAACCAATCGATAGGCCATCGATTGATTTGGTAATTTCCTTGCGGAATTTACTTACATCAAATGGTTTTCCCATGTATCACCTGTTATAAAAATAGAGAACACAAGGAGTTGCCTCCTTGTGTTAATGCAGAGATTACTGCTTGGTTTGACGTGCGCGGATCATGGCCAAGATGTCTTGGGCATTACCGCTGGGCTTGGCTGCTGACACAGGTGCGGCTGCTGGTGTTGGCTCTTCATCAAAAGAATCTTCGGCAGCGGGTGCAGTCGGAGCAGCAACTTTAAGTGCTGGCTTGGCAGCAGGTGCTGGTGTGTCATCTGCATCACCAGCTGCGGCACCACCAGGTGCGGCTACGCCAGCAGGGCGGAAGTATTGACCCCAACGCTCAGTGTCGTATGGCTGTCCATCTACTGATGCTTCAAACATCTCTTTGATCACCTTCATCTCAACATCGCCGGGACGCTTGGGCAAGAATGTGCTCAAGTCATACAAGCCGTGAGTTTCAATTGCAGCCTGTTCAGCTTCTGTGAGTGCGGACTCTTTACGTGCCCACTTAGAGCTGTTGTAGTCGGCAAAGCCGCCCTTTTGGGTCTTAGTGATACGGAAGTCCAAGCCACGCATCAAGTCAGTTGGCAATTCTTCCAACTCAGGATCCATCAACGCACCCTTGATCAAGGTAAACAGTTGAGGTCCAATGATGAACTTACGGATGGGATTGTCCGGAGTCTTGTCTTCGGAGATGGGATTCTCACGCACAAAACCTTGGAACAGGTATGAGCGTTTCTTCCAGTACTTGCGACCCATTTCTTCAAGGCTCTTGTCCTTGAACCAAGTGCGAACTTCTGCCAGTACCGGGCAGGCGTCTCCCCACATTTCCACGCAGGGTACTTGTACGAATACTTGTTTTGATTCCATCTCTCCTTTGACGCCGTTGAATGGCAGTCGGATCATTGCTCGTTCGACCCAGAAAAATGTGTTTTTTGTGTTACCGTCAGGTAGGAAGCGTAGTGTGGCCGATTGACCTTCTTCCATGTTCCAGTGTGGATAAATTGCTCGATCGCCTCCACCTTGGTTTGAGTTGCCTTTTGTATCAGCTGCCTGTAGTCTTGCTCGGATTTCTGCTAAAGATGCCATAGTTTATTTCTCCTTAAAAAGTTGCCTATGTGTTGCCTATCTAAAATTAGATCTTTGTTGCCTGTGACGCACAAACAATAAAGCGCATACACCATGTAGTATATGCGCTATTTGCCTTGGTGTCAAGTGTATTTATATCATTTGAGCAAAGCCAGTGATTTTATTCTTGCCAGAAGGGCAGTATCAGATTTGCTTTCGTAGTAGGCACCTGTGATAGCTGCATTGTAGTTGATTGGGTCTTGCGGTGCTTCACCAATAACAGGAGCCATTGAACCTGCCACTGTGCCCATTTCATACATGCCACATTCAGCCAAGCCGTGTTCTGGGCAGTATTCACCTTCCATGGTTGTATTGCATGAACCTTCCACAACTGGTGCGCTCAAGTCTGGCATGGCTTCCACTGTGGCCATTGGATCTGCTTCGGGCATGATCATACCTGAGTTGCTTTCCGTAATGCCCAAGTCGTCTGCTAGGCGTTGTGATATCCATTCATGTGGATCGCCAGTGCGAGCTTTTTTCACTCCATAAGGCATGTCGTCAAAGTAGTAGTCATACAGTGCATCAAACAAATCATTGTCTAAATCAGCACCTGCTTCGAAGTCAGCAACTTCTCTGCCGAAACGTTGCAAGATGTGTTCTAGGGTGTGACCAGTGGAGTCTGTGAGCACACTTTCTCGAAGTGGCACGCCAGCATATTTCAACATGGCATTGAGTTCTGTGTTTTCTTCCATTCTACCTATAGCACGGCTGATACCAACTTTGCGATTGGCAATCTTAGGATCTTTTTCAAATCTACCTGATTTTGGAAGTCCGCCGGCCACTGCATTAAATGCAACTCTAGCACCTTTCTGAAATCCAGTACCATGACTGCGATCAGCTACATCATCGACTGCTCGGTTTACATAGTTGCTGAGTGTGCCGGGGCTCAATTCATCCAATTGATCTTCTGCCATACCTTGTTCTGGCAGATTTGGGCGAGTGTGTCTACCACTAATATCTTTAATACTTTGTTTTAGACTGGTGATTTGATCTCTTGATGGTAGTCCTTTTCTCTTGCCAGCTGTGTTGATACTATGAGTGATGCCTGTACGACCAATACCTGCGCCTTTGACCAAAGGATCAGTGCGGTCATAAGCACTACCTACGCCACCCATTCTACGTTTTTGTCCAGGATCGTTTTCTGGTCGTTCGGGAAAATCATAGCCGTACCCAATATCATCATATTCGTCACTGTCACCTGGTTCCTGTGTGTACAAACGATCCTTGTATTTGGGGTCACGCCATTTAGCAGCTTCTGCCATGCCTTGTTCTGGAGCAGTGCCCGGTGCTTGTTGACCAGCAGGGGGTGCCACTGGCTGTTGTTGTTCAGCGTCAGGTGTGGTGTTCATTTGAATGCCAAGTTCTTGCAGTCTAGCCTGCACATCTGTGTCATCCCAACAGTTAGCACGAGGATCTTGTTCAGCCAAGTCAGACAGAATGTCAAACAATTGATCATCGCCTATCACGTCAGACAGTTGTTCTTTGGCATTGGTAGCGTCTGGACCAACAATGAGTTCTTGGCTCATGAGTTCATCCAGTTTGGCTTGTGCTTCTGGAGTGTCTGGCAATGCCCATGTGCCTTCCATGATCTGGTTTGCCCAGTTTTCAAAAATTTGTGCTTCTTTCATAGCGTTTCCTCGTTGTTGTATTTTGGCCAGTGTGGGCAATGCAGCCTCAATTCTAGCATCCAGTGTTTGTTCAATAAACATGGTCTTGAGATCTTCTACTAGGGCAGTTTCGTCCCCGATGTCTGCTGGCGTCCATGATTCAAAATATTGGTTGTATCCACGGCCTGTGGCCATGTGCTGTAGACTTTCACGCAGTTCACTGTAGTAGTGCTGAACTGTTTCTACCAGTTCCTGTGTGATGCCTTCAAACACTCGTTGTTGGCTGGCTCGGTTAAATCTACTGAGCACAGCCATTTCGCTCACAATTTCATTGATGTGTTGTCCACGAATGTCGTAAGGTCTGCCGCCTTGCTTCACATGTTCTAACATGGCTCGACCGCCTGACAGTTTAACAAAAGGCAGTTTGAATCGTTCACCATCCACAGTTTCAATAAACAAACTTTCCACATAGCGATAGCGTTTGTCATCTTCGCCAATCATGCGGTTGTGTTTGATTACCAGTCTGGCTTCAGTTTGCTCGCCTACATAGCTGACCTTGCGTGTGCCATAGTAGCCTTCAAATAAACCTTCTTTGATGGCTGCCATGCCTTGCATGGTGTGCTTGAGTTGATTGATGTCTTTGGGACTGAATGTGCCCAGGCCGTGGCTGGTAGCAAATTGTGAGATTTCTTCCAAGAATCCCAAGTGCCGCTCGCTGCCAAGCCAATCCAGCTTGTCCTGAGGATCTTCCATGGTTCTTCCTAGATTGTCGCCAAAAAACATTTGTAGATCGCTGTCATCGCCTAGTACAATTACCACCGTACCGTAGTTTTTGCCCGAACTAGCAATCCAATCAAATGCAAAAGTTTTGGCTTCTGCAGGTGCAGAATCCTGACCTTGTCCGTCTGTGTATTTTACTTCAAAGTTTTTAGTGGCCAACAAGTCAGCCAGATCTTGGGAAAGATTTTCAATTGCCATAGTGTGTTATTTATCGCATCATTGATATGAACGGCATGGGCTCAACAATCATATCACCGTGATCTTTAAGGTGTGTGTCCAAGTCTGAATGGTAAGTTTGCAACAGCAACAGCATGCGAACTGCCAGCAAACTGGCCATTACTAAATCGTCTGTTTCGCCTGGTTTAGCAGCATAACTGGTGCCCAGAGCCACAAACGTTTTGAGTTCTGAAACTAGGGGTCTTGAGTTGATTTTCATTCGCCCAGACTCTATTAGAATTTTGAACTTGTTGCAGGCTGTGATTTTGCTTTTGTTTGTGGTGTTAAAGCCCTTGCGGAATCGGCGCCCTGTTGTGCCTGTTACAGAGTTGTCACTAAGAAAGTAGCCAGGAATGTTATCTTCGCCGTATTCTGCTATGCTGATTAAGGCGGCTTCGCCAATGGTGTTGTTTTCCACACTATAGTAAATGCTTTTTTCGTCCTTTACCACAGCATGCAGTTCTTTCACAATATCTGCTAGAATACGTATCTGTGTGGGAATATCAGTTTTGTTGTGGCGCCACTCGGCAATTTGATCAGTAGTTCTAGCATCAAATACCTGTATGGCAGCAGGGTCTCCACCGGTGCCTAAGCTAGGATCTAGTGCCACAACATACATGCCATCTTTTACAGGGTCTTTGTACCAACGCACCTGACCTGATCTGCGGGCAGGTTCTGCACCCTCTAAGTCCATGAGCTTGATAGGATTGATCAGTGTCTCGTCGTTAATGACAAATTCGCAGTCCATTTCTCTGCGAAAACGCTCGTCGCCTAGCTGTGCCAGTTGTTCAGAACCCCATTGATCCCCGCGTTCAGGATGTTCACGCCAGTATGATCTAAATGCACGGAATCCATTAATACCCAGTTCCGTAGTGTTGCCATGTTCATCTTCTGTCTTGTTAGCACCCTTCCACAAAAACGCAAACTGATCCTCGTCTGAGTTGGGGGTGCTTGTGATAATTGCCTTACCACCAGTGGCTAATGTGGGCGAAATTGAAGTCCAAAACTCTTTGGCAATAGTAGGGCGCACAAATGCAAATTCGTCAGCGTACAACAAGGATATCGACATACCTCGGCCTGTTGTTTCTGTTGTGGTTTGACTCACAATGCGTGATCCGTTTTCAAACTCTATTGAGCCTTTGTTGTAACTGGTAGCACCTGCTCGAATATGATTGGGGCACAGTTCATAAGCATATCTAATACGTTGCATGATCTCTTGTGCACCGGTGTATTTGTGTGCAGCAATGAGAATGGTAGAATCTGGCACAAACATAGCATACCACAACAGGTACCCAGCAGCTGACGTTGACTTGCCTGTTTGTCGAGGCATCAGTGATATCGAATATCTGTAATTGTGATAGGTGTGGATCAATCGCTTTTGATAGTCAAAAGGATGATACAGCATCTTGCCGCGTGTGGGATGCTGGATAAAGAAAAAGTTATCCATGAAGTACAAAGGACCGTTCACAGGATCAGCACACAGCGCAAACTCTGTGAGTTCTTGTTCAGTGTAAGTCTCTACCCTGTGTGGTGCTTTGACCAGTACTGTTTCTAAATTACTTTTTAGACCAATCATCTAACATCCTTTCCGCCAAGCGTTGGTGCCCGCCCGGACCACCATGCATGCGATCTCTTGCATAGCCAATTTCTTCTCTACTCATGGCCATGTGGTCAAATGCATCGTATACAAAAAATGGAATATTAACTTCAGCACACATAGCTCGAATTGCCAATTTATTTTTTTTCTGATTCAATCTAGAATTTTCATCCATGGTGTGCCAGTGCTTTAAGAAACTGTCAATTTCACTTGCACTGTTAGATTCACTTTGCGGCATGTAATTTTCAACTGGAGGCACACCTGCTGCTCTTATCAATTCAAATCTACTAGGCGGCGGGGCTAACATAAACACTGCTTTGGGTTTTAACCTTGGGATCCAATATTCTGCCAGTCTAAAACAAGTATCTGCTGATGTTCCGCCCCAGGCCATAGTATACGGCACAAGTCCCAACTGCCGGCCAACTATTTGTGGCCAGGTGCTTTCAAGCGGCAATCCAATACCAATTGTGAAACTACAGCCTAGTGCTATTATACAATCTCGGTCATCAATCTCGTCACTACGAAATCCATAACTATTAATTTTGTATGTAATAGCACCGGGTTCTAACCAGCCTTGCTGGCGAAAATATTCACGGTATTCAGATACCTGGCAAAGTTTTTCAAAACTTTCTTTAGTATCAGTTGGCATAAAATCTTCTGCGGTGTTGGCAGAATTTACTCCTGGATGCCAGGGTGGGTTTTTAAACTGTCTCATTGCATTTCCTTTGCTAGTGTTGGCCATAACTCAACAAACTTGTTTGTTTTTTTCAACGTGTTTTCTATTTCTAAGTGCCATGCCAACGTTTTTGATGGTTTAAAATTTGTTTGGTCTCTAAGATAACTATTATCTTGTAATGTGTTACGATAAGTTTTTAAAACATCTATTGCTAAATTTCTTCTGTCGCCATACTTATCTATCACTTGATTGATTTCTGCAACAGCCAAGTCTCGTAATGTTTGAGAATGTCTTCGTATGTCTAGTTCCATTGGATGATTGAGTTCGCACCAATAGATGCCTAACTCTTCTGCAATACAAAAATCATAGTATTCAATGATATCCAATGCACAATAAATGCTGTACGCAGGATGTGCATTTACGTGTTGACCATCTTGTTTCATTTGTCGCAAATTTTTTACAAACTGTTCCCAATTTGCTCGGTCTCTTACGTATTCAAACTTTTCTTTGTTGGCGTTGTCAAAGCTGACCATCCATTCTACCTTGGGCCATGTTTTGAGTATTTGATAGATAGGATTAGTTGTGATTTCCATACTGAGATTGGTTGTGACCATTACTGATACTGTGTTAGGATTGAGATGACTTAAAAATACATCAAGCCCTTTTTGCAGCAGTGGCTCACCACCTCCAAGGCACAAGCCTTGAATGTTATGACCTTGTGTCTTGGCCAATTCAATCAAATCATCATGTTCGTTTTTAACATGATTGATGGGAATTTTTCTAATGCTTTGCCAAGCAGTTGATGTTTGATCGTTGCAATACACACAAGTTAAATTGCAAAGATTACTCCAATTAACTACCAAATGCTCTAGTTTGAAAAAATCTATATCAGCATCAATGGCAGCCAACGTTTCTACGCTGGCGTGCCGCACTGTTCTTCCGCTGGCACCTGTAGTTTCTTCTAGACGTTTGCACCAAGCACATGCTTCATGCCATTCGCCACGGGCCATAGTCTGTCTTATGTCTTTAATTGGTTTGTCTTCTAACACTTGTTGAATAGGCATGCGTTTGATATTACCTAATTCATAACCAGTGTGAAAACATGGCATTACTAGACCAGTTTGATCTATGTTGAGACTGGTCCAGGGTGCTGGACAAAATGTGGGGCTTTTGGTTATCATTGGGTTGATGGTGATAATAAGGTATAGCTACTTAGTCTAAAAGTTCCTGGTGGTACTTCGCTTAACATTGCATGCCAGTGTAAATGAGTATACTCGTTTTTTCTAGGAAAATTTAACATTATGTAACCAGTGTTTGGTATGGATAAAAATTGTTTTCTTACTGGAGCTCCATTCTTATTGTGATAAAAACAAGTTCCCAGTTGCTCATGAGCAGCAATCCAATTCAGCTGCATGGCTCCAGACAACTCACCATCAGTGTGCATCAAACATGTAAATCCTGGCTCGTCCAGCCACCAGGTAGAACCATATGATACTTCTAATTTTCTTCCAATGACTTCTCCTACTTTAGACCATATTGTGTTTATATGGTCGTCCCACTCTCTAGTCCAGGGGATACTATCAGTTAAAATACGCCGACGTAACCAATGTTCTTGTCCTTCTTGTCGTATCCAGGGCAAATCTAACCATGAGGTAGTCAGCACTTTTTCCACAAGCTCTGGAGACACTATATCTTTTACTTCAAAAAGATTGTTATATTCGTCAACAGGTGTTATTTGCATAGGAATGCCAGTTCCGGCCATAAACGTTCAAACTCTCCAGCTTTATCTGGATGATACCGAGTTTCATTGTCATGTATGTGCTTGAAGAATGCTGTGTCAATAGTGCTGACTTTGTTTTCACCCAATCTATTGCGATAAGTGGCCAATGCATTATCAAAGAATTGGCGTTCAGCAGGTGTGGCAATATTCATCTCATAGAAACGTTCAATCTCTGCTATGGCTTCCCGCGCAACACCAGCACCATGCAAGAACGGATCAAGGTGCTCAGGTTGAAATAAGTTTTGCCACAGCACTGTGGTTCCTGTATCTTCAGCAAACTGTCTTAACTCACAGATGCGTGTGGCATTGTAAATGTTGTATACTGCATGTATACCGCCCCATTGACCTTGCGTGGTCATGAGATGTTTGATCTTACTCAAGTTTTCTTTGATCAACACCCAGCTGGCACCATGGCGCACATATTCCACGCGGTCACCTACATTGTCAAAGCTCATTGACCAGCCGACTCGATTGCGTGTTGATAACTTTTGGAATATCTTGTTTGAATCCAAGTCCACATTCAAGTTTGTGATCAGTGTAACAATAGCATCTTTAGGAATGACATCTAACAGTCTATTGTTTTCTGGCAGCAACAGTGGCTCGCCACCTACAAGTGCTACTTCGTGTATGTGTTCATAGTGCTGTTCAATGAAGTCGCATACACTATCATAATAAGGTCTTGCACCTGACTTGAATGGAACGCCTTTGAGGCTGGCCCATTTTGAACTGCATGACTCGCCACAGTAGTTGCAACTCAAGTTACATGTGGTATTCCATCGCACATCCACAATCACAGGATAATGATACTGATCACCAGCAG